CGATAATATCAATACGTCCAACCTCTTGAAGCCCGACATAATTAACGCTTGATGTATCTCCCCCCAATGAAACTTCGGAAAGCTGACAAGGATTTGCAATGGGGCCCGTGTACCCACATGTACCGACTACTGCTGGTTCATACTTCATATACCCTGATACTGTGCTGCCGTTTCCATACCAAAGAGTATAATCGACTGTTGTGCCAGTGGGGATGTCTATGGATATTCGTTGAACTGCCTCTCCCGTTGCTGTGTAATCCTGGGTAAGGTTTGTGGGATTTCCCGGGATAAGGATAAGTGTGCCTCCCCCAAGAGGCTCCGCTGTTATCTCATATTCTGCTGACGCGAATGGGATAATAAGAGCTGCAATGAGGAGAACAAAAAGTATTGTTCTCATTTTCTACCCATCCCCATTACGAGATATACAATGGTGAATACTGCAAAGAGTGGGATAAGTAATTTCATCCATCCTCTTACATCATTCATCATTGAACGATCTTGGGCTGCATAACACGCATCGGTATCTTCCCCCCCCTCACACCCCGGCATAATAGTTACCACAACATCCCCATTTGCATTTGTGAGTACTGCGGTAGCTGTTGCAGTTGCTCCGATGGTGATGGGCACCAACTCCATGCGGGTTGTGTCCGGGCCAAAGGATGAGGTTGTGAGGACGCGATCTCCCGATGTGTACCCGGTTTTGGCTACTGTGAGGTGTATTGTGGATACGTTGGGTACTGACATTGTAACTGTACCGGCGCTGTTGGTTGTGGCGATCTGCTGTGTGCCGGCTGGCGTTGTTGCTGATACGGATGCACCCTGCAAGGGTTTGTTGTTGGTAATGTCATTGACGATTACGATCAGGTTGACATTACCTAACCCGGGATCTCCCGATCCTCCGCTGCCGGGCACTGCAAGAAGGTTTGTGGGCCACATGATGATCTCAAATGGCCCCGCTGCTGCTGTAACTCCTGTGCGGGTACTTGTAGTAAATCCGGTTGCATCTGCATATCCGCTTACGGTGTCCGTAGCTGCTGCGAAGATGTAATGAGATCCGTCAGCATCTGCTGTGGAGTTTGACCAAAGCCCTGTTGTATCATCTGTAATCTGGATGTTTGCCCCATAGATTGCACCGGATGTAACTCCGTTAACTGCTGTGAACCATACACGGGATGAGCCGGATGGCGTTGGGGTAGGAGTAACTGGTGGAATTCCCCCGGATTCATTGAAGTAATTGAGAAATTTTACTGTGGAATTAATGGTATGTCCTGTTGCTGGAACATACATTGAGAATATTACATCCGCCCCCACACTCACAACAGATTCGTCCGTGAATCCCGTTGTTCCAGTGTACACGAGGGAATTATTAGAATATATTTTTGTGAGAGATACAGATGATCCCGATTTAACAATATCTGAATTGAGCAACATTGTATTACTTATCTTCGTTAGGTTCGTTGCTGTGATAGTGTCTGTTGAAGTGGATTCATATGTGAAGTAGTTAGATCCCGCTGCATTGTACCATGCTCCTGATGTAGAATGATCCCACGTTATTTGCCTACCCCCACAATTCTGATATCCCCCTGCTGTTGGCCCTTGCTGATATCCAGTAATCTCACGATATGAAGGTATATCCGGCGTGAACGTGATATTTGGATTCATACAACCGGTGTATGTCATTGGTTCCCACGTATCGAAATTAAGAAGAATCATCTCTGTATATGTAGAGAAGAACGTCCCATTATCAAATTGATACGTACCGGTTGCGATGGTGTTTGTTCCGAGTTTCAGCTCAAATGTTCCTGACTGGTCTGGGGCTGGGCCCGGTGCGGCAGATCCTTTTGAGAAGAACGCGTATTCGTTTGGAATCCCGATTGAATCAAAATTTAGATATACCCTCCGATTATCTCCACCCGTCACCGATGCACCAATATCCCAATTTGGTGTTCCGATGAATGGATCTTCAAGCGTGATCACTTCGGTGGATGCCTGTGCCTGGGGTGCGATAACAAGCGCAATGAGCAGAATGAACGCAAGGAATGCGACATAGTGGATCATCGCGTCGAAGCATGGGCCGAGTATGGCCTCTTTGCCATACCATGTAGGATATTTTGGATATGTCATTTTAACGTCTCCTTGCCATTGCAACACCGATCAGAACTGCAATGAAAAATAACACTACTGCATTGGTATTAGCCCATGCAATTAATGACGAGAGCCAATCACCCGGATCATCGAGGGGTGTTGTGCTCATCGGTTTCATTGAGAAAATATAAGAATCTCCATCAACGAGGGTTATTACCGATGTGCTGTTGTAATAGCCGTACATTGTGCCATTGGGGTGATACACGATGATGTCACGCTCTGCGATGCCGCCGGGATTCGCCAGTGTGATTGTGTTGGCTTGTACCGGGAAAACTGCCAATGCGATAAGCACCAGCAATGTAAGAATAATGGTTTGTTTGTTCATATCATACTCCTAATTTCTTTTCAAGTGCTGCTACTCGTGCTTCGAGTGCTGTGTTCTTTGCATCCTCTTCTTTCAGCGCTTGCACAAGATTGGCGATGATGGCGCGATCGTCAAAGGTATCTGTTGTTGTGCCTGTTGGAACAAATACAGATTCGTATTCATCCTCTTCGCTTGTTTTGCCTTTTTTTGTAATAACGTTCTTATAATATCCGTCCTGTTTTGTGGCTACTGCCTCTGGGATGATTAATTTTACATCACCAGCGATAAATCCGATTTTTGTTTGCCCGTCAGAATTGAGAGTATAAGAGGCCGGTTTTAGAGCCTTTGTTTTTGATATTGCGCTTCCATCATCAGAAAGATATTTTATATTCGATTTTACTTTGGCGTCCGATGTTGTATAGAGGACGCCGTTAGAATCTGCGTATACCGTCCCTGCCCCAAGTCCACGTATTCTTATGTCTGAATAATCATCAATTAATGCGGTTCCTGTTGTTCCACCAACCGATAGATTTCCGTTAGGGGATATCCTCATCCGTTCTATCCCCTGAAGTGTGGTAGATGTCGGCGAGGTGTAAAATATTATATGCGTTGCTGCATTATATACTGTAGATCCGCCCCCCACGTTTAAATATGAGTATGGATTACTTGCTGCCGTAAAAAACATAGCTATAGACTCCTCGGAATTATTATAATGGCCATCTAAATAGTATGCATTTTTTGTCGTCATGTCCAAAACCGTACTTTGTAATCTAAACGAACCTATCACGTCAAGCGTAACCCCCCCGGGCGTTCTACCAATTCCAACCCTCCCCCCGTCGAGTTGTAAAATTACATATGATGAAGTTTTCGTTGCGCTTGACGTGCCGTTAAGGATAAGGTCGTCGTTGGCTGCTGTGCCACCGGTGATTACCTGACCCCCCGGGAGACCGGGTTTGTAAGCATAGGATTCGTTGATCGCTGTTCCTGCTGGGCCGGGCGGGCCTTGTATTCCTTGAGATGTTATTGGTGATTCAATTTTTGATACACGGGAATTGTCATCAAAATAAATTGTCGCTTCTCTCGCCGGTACACTGGTTGTGACAAGGTAATAGCGCATTATGAAGCGGTCGGTTGTATCCATTGGATATGCATTGAGCAGAACGTATTCATCTATAAGACGTGTCACGCTGGTTGTGAGAGGTTGTCCTGTGAAACTGTATATCTGGTGTTCTGTGCCGTTGGTGTGGTATGCGGAGAGATTGTATGCGAGAGATGAAATCCCCGTTGATGTGCTGTCAATTTTGGCGTACGTGTACCACTTGCGATTGCCCGGGGGGAGTGCATTGATATTGGGGTCTCCTTCGGGCGTCATGAATTGGGCGATGAGTGTATAGGTTCCTGCTCCTGTGGATGTGGCGGATCGGTTGGATTCTTCGAGGTACGGGTATATCCTGCTCATCGATTGAAAAGAGGTATTCGCGGTTTCATTGGAATTGTGGAGGTAATAGACCACCGGCAATGTCATGGTCATATTTTCTGGACCCATTGGGCCTTGTGGGCCTTGTGGTCCTTGTAATGGGTTGGTGGGGCATAAGGGAGTCCATTCTGTGAGTGCGTATCGGCAGAAAAACGGTTGGCTTTCTACGGATGGGTTAATCTCTGCTGCGTGTGCAATTGGTGCAGTTAACAGAATGAATCCGAAGCCAACGCAGATCCACAGTATGATCCATGTTGCGAGTATGCATTTTTCCTGAAACGGAGTTCGTATAGGATCAGATTCAAAAACGGTATTGTCAGAAAAGATGCTAAAACTCATATAACCCTTTCTTGGTACCGGAAGATAATTAATCTACCGGTACTTGTGAGAGGGTATTCAGACTTCGTTACATCCTTAATTTCGTCAGAATTGAATCGAAAAGATCCGGGAAGAACTTTGCCACTGCCATGACGATAAAAAGTGGAATCAAGCCCAGGACAAGCGCTGTGAGGCTCGGGATGAGTGCAGTGATACCATCAACAAGTGGCCCCACTGTGCTGTTGATATCAAAGGTGACTGCCATCGCGGGTGCTGCGGTTACAACAGCTGCCGCGCCTGCGGTGATCGATAAGCGGTGCGCATGGATCTTGTCCATGAGTGAATCTTTCTTGGTTACAACCTCTTCGGTCATAATCAAACATCATCGCGTGCTCTATTTAATGATTGCGCCTTGTATCTTTGTTCTTTACTTGTGTATATTTTGTGTTGGGATATGTGCGCGCTATACAAAGACCAAAATTTATCCCGAAGTACTCAAAGCGGGATGGTAAAGGTGGAAGTTGGGTTATTGGAGTATTTCCATTAGAAATGGCGGTATGGAATGACCACAGGTATTCGCGTTTCCAGTTCTATGTACTGGGTACGGCGCGGTTGGGGTTTTGGGGAAGAGGGAAGCCGAGAGCGCTGGGAGTTTGATGAAAAAGTCCTGGGGGATTTGGTATTGTTTGGTTGGGGCCGCACTATCTCAATATGGTTTGGCCGCTGAATTTGCTAATATAGTATGTGCAATTTCTTCTTGCTGCGTTTTACACAACACAATATAGTGCGTTGAACTGCTTTTGATCATCCACCATTGCAGATAACTGTGATAAAAAGAGGGATTCGTTTCTGCAAGTTGCGCATTGGGGATTCATGGCTTTCTGGATTTCAGATAATCACAATACATTGGATAGAAAACAGATGCTATAATTACCCCAAGGAGTAGTGCAAATATTGGAAGTAATGATAACATAAGGCGCCACAACGGATCCAACATTATTACATAATCCGGAGTCAATGCCGATCCACAGTATGTCATGTTTGGTAAACACTCGCACATCATAACACTCCATAGTGCCATGCCATGTTGATGATGATCAGAAAGGCGAGCATTGCATTACCTGTGCATGGGTGGCAAAGGATTTGGGTGGGGGTCATTCGCACCGCTTCCATTTTTCGTTTATCATTTCGGCGATTTTGTCATATTCTGATTCTGGGATTTCGAACCAGCTGCAATCAGATCCGGAAGGAAAGTCACCTTCTAACTTTAATCCGATTTTAAAAATCATCTCGGTGCCTCCGTGGGCTTGGGGTGCTGGTGCTCCGGAGGGATTCTATCGTTGTCTTTAATTGATTTCCATCGATCTCAAAATACGAGCATCCGTCGCATTTGCGTTCTCCGTTTCTTTGTCCAATACATCCACCTTCTGCTGAAATCTTATCGTCATAAAATGCACAGGTTGTTAACGAATCTTCGATTTCTTTTAGCACGCCCTCGCGGGCTTGGGCGATAATGGCGGCGTCGTGCTTTGGTGTTGTGATGATGTTTGAGCATTTGGGGCAGGTATGTTCCGTTGTTTCCGGTGCTGCTTGGGATGGGATTTTTGCATTACGCCCGATTATATTATATGGTGCGGCGGGGGATGGGCGGGAACGGGTGTACTTACCGTGCCGTATTCCTGCAAGGAGCACTTGAATTTTAATTTCCAGTTCCTTGAGATCGACTGCTTCTTTCTCGATATTGATAAGTTCTGCATAAATCGCATTGCCATCAAGGTCCTGCTGTGGCTGCTGTTGTGGATATGGGATGTGATTTAATCCCAGATCGCCATCGTCAATAGTTTCTGTTGCTTTCGGACATTTTCCATGATTGCAGATCCAGAAACAATCCCCCATAATCTTATCGCATTTGATCCATGCAACTCCATCGCCTTTGATTACAACAGATGCATCTTTGCAATGTTCCATCCCTTTGTGCTGCTGTGGCTGTGGGGGGTTCATCGCCGATTCTCCTCACAAAACTTATTCCAAAGATCGTCTATCTTCTTTTGCTCCACGTCGCACTTTTTGCAATACTCATCGAACAAAACATCACACGCCTTATCGTGCTTCGCTTGGGCTTCGTGGAGTTTATCATACTGTTCTTGTGTGAAATTTATTCCGTGTATTGAACACGGCCTGTCTTTACTCATCTCTCTACCTCCTTGGTGCTTTGGGTGCCTGTGCGGAGGGATTCAAGATATTTCTCTGGATTTGCCTGACATTCGCATAAGATATCAAGAATTTGTGATCTGGTTTTTCCTATTGTCTGCCGGTTCAATTCAACTACAAGTTCCTCGCGGGCTTGGGCGGCTGCTTCTTGGGTTGTTGTAAATATTCTACACGTTGCTCTACAAGATCGATTTGCGGTTTTGCTTGGACACGGATTGCAACAATCTGGCTCCGGTGAGGCGGGGGATGGGCGGGTGTCATTGTGTTGATAGATACATTCCTCACATGGTGGCCGGGGTTTGATGGAGGAGGATGGGCGGGACCGAATGCTTTTCTGGTGCTTGCATCCAGTCACTTTTACAACTTTCTGAAACCGTTTCAAGTCGGATGTGTTGTTTATGGCATCTTCTGGAACAGGACATGTTCCCTGCCCGTCGTGTTCACAATCTTCACAACAGAACCATTCATGCGGCTGCTGTGGTTGCTGTGGGGTGGGGGTCATAGGGCTTCACCTGCTTTTTTGATGAATGATTTACAACCAACCGCTCCAATAAACGCACCCATCCAATCGTGAATAGGTTCTGCTGCTCTGAAACACGGTGCAAAACAATGCCTTGAATTAAAGAATCCCGCCTTCTTACACCAAACACAATCCATACAATTTGTCCCTTCTGTGGGGCATTGCGCAGAACCTTCATTTGGCGACATTATGCACGCTCCTCGGTCCAGATAGAGCACTCATTAAATTGGGATTTAAAAAGATCCGCATTTTCTCCATGATAGAATAGCGCCGATGGGAACGTTGCTCTATTTGTTGCCATTCCGGTTTTTCCATCAATGAAATGAATTCTCTGCTTTGGAAATGCTACAAGATCCGTGTAAACCATAAGTACCCCCCATGCCTCCGTTTCCGGGGCACATTTCCATAATACAATATATTCTTCCGTATTTTTTTGATAGACAGAATCGCGCAATTTTTCAAACCACTTTTTTACCCCATGTCCATACGGAGGATTGAGGAATACTGACTTCCCCCAAATTGATGTTAATCCATCGGTTTTCCCAGGTAGAGCCGGATCATGGAAATGCCCCAAAACTGCACCAGCTCGCATTAAGATCCATGGCGGAGTATACCATTCGCAGGATTTTGATTTTGAATAAAATTCTTCTTTCGGCTTTTGCGACAAAGAGATATTCGGCGAAGTCATTCGTTAATCACCGTCGCCTTTCTGACACATCCCTTTGGGCGTTTCTCCTGCTCCTTGAGCATCCAAAGGCAATCACCCGGTTCTGGATCAAAGTCGTCGGGGCAATTGAATTCCCCAATGAATTCATACCGCATCCAACAGTGTTTCACAGAGTCTATCGTTGAAATAATTGGAACATTTTCTTTATCGTCAAAGGCATCAACTTCCTCGTCGTATTCTTTTCCGAATTGTTCCTTTGCTTCTTCGAGCGTAAGGTGTGCTCCGATGATCACATACACATCGCCAGTTAGCCTTACAAGTTCTGGCTTCATCGGTTTCCGCTTCGCAGAATCATTGTTCTCGGAAGTCATGGGAGATCGCCCCGCTCGTGCTGTGGCACCTTGGGAACCGGGGGGTAAGTCCTGGTGCGTGGGTCGAATTCAAGCGTGTGGGTGGCGGTGAATCGTGGCGCTGCTGTGGGGAGTGGGTCGGTGTTGATGGGATGGAGTTTGTCGGCTTCGCAGATTTCCGTGTGTTCGGCTTCGATCATTTATGCCACCTTCCTGTATGTGATGGTCATTCCATCCGGTGATACTTCCCTGCGGTAGTATCCTGTTGTTCCCAACGGTGCCTGTAACATCTGTTCGTTCCCTACTCTCCGTGATTTATAGAGAGTCTCATTCAAGAGTTTTGACATTGTTTTATTCCTCCGGTTTGTAGTGCTGGATAATCCATACAATATCATCCTGTTTTTTTCTCATTTCTTGACAGTGTTTTAATTCCTCTGCTTCAATCTGTTTCCGGGTCTTTCTTACCATGTAGAATCATATGATTCATATGTATTTATAGGTATCCATCTTGCGCCAATTTGAGGCGCTGGCGTAGGGTGAGGGTTGGAGTGGTTGGCTCCTGATTTATGATTGTTGGCTTTGGTTTTCTTCCCCACTCGCAGAAATATAGGGGGGGTGGATCGGTAATGCGTACTTTGCCTCTTGGATCTAACCAAAAATCATTATCTATCCAATCCGGGATATACTGACGATACCAGATTACCCTATCAATTTCTACTTCCTCATTTTCTGGCGTGAGTTCGACTGTTTTTAATCGTGTTTCCAACCATACCATATCTGTTTCGTGGTCATCCTTCAAGCACATCATATGAGAGATGGCTTTTGATGCACCATACAGGCGGAATTTGTTATCCCATAAATGGGCATTAAAAATGAGTGTGCCTATTGACCATCCATCAAGAAGGAATCCTGGGCGAAGGTATTTGATAAGATAGCTTTTGAGATTCTTTATATCGTCCTTATTTTTTGAGAAGTCAAGTCCGTATGTGTGGGAACCTGTACCATATTTGCGAGACCAGAGATCGCGTAATTTATCCTCCATCCCTCTACCCCGTGAGTCCTTTACATTGTTTGAAACATCAGCAAATACTGCTAGGTGATAATGCGCATATCCTGCGTCTCCTGTTGGGTGTGGTTCAACTACCCAAAAGTAATCAGGTGCTCCGCAATATTTCTTAATCAGTTTGAGGAGTTTCACCCGGGATATGTTGAGCTGGTGCCATGCGTCCTGTACAGTTACTGTGTCCGGATGATAAGCTGTAAGGGTGATCATTGTCACGGGCCTATCACTGTGCGACTGGAACCAAAAATCGAGACGTTCTAGTTTGTCAGAAAGTTCTCTTCTGCGTACCGGTCCCCATCGGTTATTGTACGACATAGGGAGATTGAGGACCTTCCCTTTCTTCGTGTCATATCCTTTTACCATGAATCCCTTTTGCTCGCATTGATCCAGATATTTCACAAAATCCTGACATACGAAATCGTTCTTGTGCCTGGAATCGGTACCCGGTTGCTCTAGAAGCCGGATGAGAGCGTCCTTTGCTAGATCACTGGGTTGTGTGGATGTTATGCTTATGACTTGCCTAGACGGAGAAGGTTTCCCGCTTCGCGGGTTCTGACGCTGCGCTGTGCTCTTGCGATGAGCCCCATACGGGAGCGGCAAGGCTCCCTTCGGGGCCGAGGTCGGTAGGAGCGGGATTGGTACTGTGACGTAAACCGCCGGTAGGTTTATGGAGGTCGTTAAATCGCCTCCGAAAAGAAAAAGGTATATAAATTGGCGGGTGCTATACTGTATTGTTTCCTGTTGTTCACTTGTTCTTTTTGGCTCTCCCCTGCAAGGGAGGCCTTAACTTTTTCCAAGAGGATCACCTGTCTGTTTTTTCATGGTTGGGTAACTGTGTATTCTGTTTGACGTACTAAAAATAGTTTGGGGAGGTGATGAGAGGCGATTGTTAGAGGGTGTGTGGGTCATTGCAGAATTTTATTTCTTCGGTTGTTTTCTCTGGCACCTCAACCCATTCGGGTTTAAGCATATATCCTTTCCCATCCCATCCACATATCATCGGTAGTCTATCGCCACCCGGTGAGATCGTGCAAGGATTTTTCTGATCCTTACAACGTATGCAGAGGAATTGTTTTTGTGGCATAATTATACCTGGAACTTTCGGAATGAACCGTCCTTGAAGAAATACTCATCCGGTTTTCCGGATGGAACGACGCGGGCCCGGATCCTCATTGTAGGGATAAAGCAGTTATCCCAAACCGGGATTTTGTCTTTGGGCATTTCAATCCCGATGTCCTCCAAGAATGTAACGACCCGGGAGCGGAAAGGATCGGACGGTCCTTTACCCCAGCTCAAAGTCTCAATCTGGAAGTGGTGGAATACTTCAATACCAGTATTTAACTCTCTCCATGTGAGGGCCGCATTGGTCTTTTTTACGGGTTCTTTTCCGGCTGCTTTGTCCTCTTTTGACTGTGCGGCTTTCATCTGTTTTGATGTGGCTTCGATGAGTTCGAAGACATATTCTTCCTGGGGATCGAGTTTTCCTTTACCTGCATTTTTTTCTCCGAGCGGAGAGAAGTTGCCTGCGATTTTTGTACCGGGATTTCCGATCATGAAAAACCCCCGTGTGCGTTAGTGAATTCGACGGCAATGCGAAGGGCATCTCTCATGTTTTCAATCCCCTTTCTTTTCATGAAGTCTTTAAGCAGGAGTGAATCTCCTACATAGATTTGTGCTGATGTGGTCTGCTTATCCATTTGTGTTTCCTGCTGTGTATTACAGCGATAATCACGTTGATTGTTAAAATATATGAATATTGTGGTTTAATCACAAAGAGAGGATTTTTGCAATGCCGCAAAGAATCGCAGAAACAAAACTCGAGATTGCGATATAACTAAAAATAAGTTCTATCATTCCAATTGCCACCAGTGCGGCTCTATTAAGTCGTGAGTATTGACAAGGACTTTTATATCCTTGATTTGTGTGTCTGATGGAACAACGAAGGGAATATAGCCTGACCACATATTAGATTTGCCGCAACGGAGCCGTTGTTTTTCGTAAGCCACTGGGAGTCCTTCGCTGTTATATTCTCGACTATATCCGTATGGCTGGATTGTTTCGACGTGTCGATAATCCCATATCTCATCAAAGTCGTGTAGTCTGATGGATGGGAGCAACTCTTCGGTTCTTTGATAGATGTTGCCTTTTATGTCGAGAGTGAAATATTGCGGTTGGAATCCCCACATGCGAGAAGAATTATCGTCGGTGTATGATGCTGCATAGATGAATAGGAATTTCTTACCCTCTCCGGGATTCGCCACAAAATATTGTCCCCATGATACAGACCACCACTCCACCATTGATAATTCTTTATGGCCCCATACTGTGATGTGAGCGGTTACGTCCTTATAGCCGGATACATTGACTTTCTCAAATGTCAGCCATTGCCCTTGCTTCATACCATTATATTTTGCAAGGAACTGGGCTTCGGATAATGTGGGTTCTGGTGTGGGCGTTGGTGTTGCGATCGTTTCTATGATTATTTCGCTGGTTGGCTGTGGTGTTGGTATCGGAGTATCGACAAGGTTTTTATAAGTATTCTTCGCCGATGTGACACACCCCCCAGTCACTACCATTAATATGACGATCATCAATAATCCAAGTACCATCATTAATTGGAAAACGGTGTGATATTTTTCTTCAATCATCGGTGATCACTGGGAATCCTTCGTACCTGCTGATGAGAGCATCCGTTTCTTCTGGCTTGACAACCATTTGAGAAAACCGCCCCAACTCGGGGAAGCACTCTTCTGTAATTTCTGATTCTTCGTTTCTTTGGTCATATTTTCCCTCATATGTAACTCGTAATCGTTTTACCCATTCCCTATCTTTTTTATCTTTTGGATAGTGTCGGAAATTCCATGGCTTTGTTGGTGGATACGAATCGCCATTTTCAAAGACAAAGCGCCCATGCTGCGTTTTGAACTGCATTGGGGAGGGTGGATCTCTATGAAGTGCATGGGTGCACCATTTAGAGATATTTCCATTCTCTTCTGACTTGACCATTCCCCCGTGACATATGATATTGAAAAGCATATTTTCACGGGCTGCTGGGGGAATGTTGGTGTATCCCTGTGCATAGAGGACTTCCCTTATTCCTGCGCTACGAAGTTCAAATGCATTTTCTGTTATGGCTTCGGTTGACTTTGTGCGCTCCCCATCACCTGAAACACGCTTGCCTGCCATCGCCCACTGTGATTCGTCAATATGCATGGATGCGGGGAATATGTTTGGCATACTCCCATCACGACATCTTTCTGCGAGTCCTTCAAAGAAATCGCATACCCATTCGATCGCCATCTCTTTTCGTCGGAAGAAATTGCGGAATGAAATAATGGTGATGGTGTCGCGCTCGGGTCTATCGTGACGAGTGCCACGAGAACCCACTGCGATTGATGATAATGCATCCTGGGGATTTGATACGTTTACAATCTCTGGATGATCTTGGATGGGTTGCCATTTCCCATTGTGGTACTCTTCGATGCAGATGTTACAAGCTGTGGGAAGAATGATCCTGATTTTTCTATCCATGCAAAGTAGGGGGAGTATTTCTCCCTGCTTGCCGGAATCGAACCATATCTGTGTTTCTAGATGTTTGAGCCAATCGATAAGTGCATACCCCTTATTGGTTTTTCCGGCAGATGTTACCCCAAAGATGAATATGTGCTTTCCGTGACCACATAAGAATTCATCATAGAATCGTCTGCCCACTGCGGTTGTGATAAAAGTGCGCTGTGATTCGTCTAACTTTTCTAAAAATTTTGGATGTATTCCGACTGTGCGCCCCATTAGAACACCATCTCTTCACCTTCTGGTTTTATCTTGTCGATTACTTTTGATGTGGTGATGATATCGGAGAGAACTTCAAAGAGGCCGTCCATTTCCTTCTGGAATGTCTTTTCCTCTCCTGTGCATGTGATTGAACTTTCAAAACGGGGATTATACATTTCCCTGATCTTACCTGTCCTTTCAAATGCATCCTGCATCATGGGCTGGATATCCCTATTGTAATCATCCGCCTTTCCTGCGTATGCGACTTTGGGAACGTAGGTTTTGAGGTATGCATAGATTTTATGGAGTGTCTTGCGATCGTTCTCGTAGGTGTCACCTTCTTTTCCGTAGTGTGCGAGCTCAAAGAAGATGAGAGCGGGGATGCCGGTATATCCCATTCCGGCGGAGACTCTTCTATTGGCTACCATATTTTCTCCTACACCATGACCAGCCAACATAGAGACCAATGAGGAAGCCTATTGTCGCTGCGATGTATCCGAAGATCATAAACTGGTGAAAGATTGCTTCCCGCAATTCCATGAACTGAATGGGGGTGAATGTGATGTTGGTCTGGAGTTTCACCCCCGTGTTAATCAGGGTATCGTATCCTGGGCTACTTGGCAGATTTGTCATTACTCTTTCCTCTTCCAAGTATTCTCATATACCAAGGATCGCTCTCTTCTTTCTCCTCTGGCATCCCTGCATATCCAGAGAGGATATATTTGGGTTTCATCAGGTATGCCCATATGCGATCAAAGTACACTCCGTTTTCGTTGACCGTTCCAAGTTCATATGCACGATATAACATCAGACGAATTGAACAATTTATACCGGTGCGATTTGTTGCAGAGTGATTGATTGCTTCAAGGAGTGCTCTCCTAACATTGAATACCGGGCTGATCTTACTTGGTACTCCCATCTGATCCATAAGGAGTTTGGCCATTGCGAGATTGGCAAGCTCGGGATCAACCTGGTCGGGCCTCCATGCATTAACATCCTTGTGTGTGCTGCTCGGTGCCGGGGGAATGGCGATTTTGGTTTCTGGTTCTTGCGATTTAGGCATCTGGGTATTCCTCCCTGAATGAAATCAATTCCTTTTGAATATCGTTCATTCTATCCACAATCTCCTTTCGATCTTGCAATGGCATTGTGATAATAGTGTCTATTTCGTTGATGTATCCCTTCAACTCATTGACAAGATCAAAAATGTGTTGCTTTTGTTCCGGTGTTGGTTGTGTCATGAGTATCACTTCAAAATCTGGCTCATCATCGGCGCGATGATAAACCATCCCAGAAGAATCCCAATGACGCAACCAATCGCCATATTGCGCAATGACTTATTGAGGTTCATCGCTTCCCCTATATCATCCATCATGGAGAGACTTCCAAGTATGTCCTCTGCATCTGGAAGTTCTCTTGGAGTCGTATAGAGATTGCAGGTCTCCCCGGCTGGTGAGAGTGCGTAGCCAGTTGTGGTGAGCCCTCTGCTATCGATGATTGTAACCTTACGGCTGTCCTTCTTTACTTCGTAGGCTTTTGTCTCCCATGTGTTTTGGAGGCTGTTAGCCCGTAGTTTGAGATCACCAACAAAATGAATGGCTCCTACCATTCCGCTTTCGTCGATATCATCAATCTTTACGCAGGGCATATTGCGCCCTGATAATTTAAACATCCACTGTTCAATGAATTTAATCTTCATGGAAATATCCTCCTTATTGTTGCTGGTATGTTGACGAGTGCATAGACAATTTCTATTAGGAATCGCACGAGCGCAACCTGATCACTTATCCACTGTCTAAAGAATTTCTCAAGATTGCCCCGCGAATTGCGTGCTGCAAAGGCCATTGTTGCCGTCATGTATGATGCAATGATGAGATCCAAATTATTGAAGAAGAAAATTGTCCATCGGAGCATCGACTCCATAAAATCCATTACGAATTCTGTAATTTTACGGGCGAACTGGACATATTCATCTATTGCATCGAGGATACTAGTTATTGCGGCTTTCTCTACTTTATCCCGTGGTGCAACGTAAAGCGCAATCCCCGTTAAGGGTTTGTTAGATGAAAGTGAGTATTTGTAAATAACCCCCTGTGCTGCATAGAAAGCCATTGCATCTCCGCTGGAATGATATCCATATGTGGAATCATACACGAGGAATCCTTGCGTGTATGGTGTGGTAGATTTGTCTTTTGCATATCCGATAATATCAATACGTCCAACCTCTTGAAGCCCGACATAATTAACGCTTGATGTATCTCCCCCCAATGAAACTTCGGAAAGCTGACAAGGATTTGCAATGGGGCCCGTGTACCCACATGTAC